TCGCATCCAAGTCAAGCACGTACTCCGAATGCGCCGTCGTCACCAGCCACCGCCCCGACACCACGCCCGCCAGGTGCAGAATCTTCGCCTTCTTCTTCATACCAGTCCCCTCCGAATATCGCTGATCAGCATCCGCACCTGGTGACTGATCGCCCGAACGTTCAACGACTCCACCGACAACTGCATCTCCAAATGAGCCAGCCTCCCCTCCAACGTCACAGGGATCACCGCTTCACGGGCGGCACCCGTAAGGTGATCAGCCCCGCATCCCGATCCACCTTCACAACGAGTAGTCCCGTGGAGGTGAGCAGGCGCAGCAGATCCCGCCAGTCGTGGTCCGTCATCGTCCCCTTCAATCATCATCACGCCGCTGGCTCCCGAGAGATCAGCCTGATCATGTACAGATTCCACAGGCGCACAGGGCCGACATAAAGCTGGTTATCCGTCCTCGACACCTGCACCTCACCTCGAATGGTGAACTTCTTATCGGTGCGGCGGAACGTGTCGCAGTAGATAATCGCCTCAACCACGTCGCCGTCGATCAAGTCTTCAAGGTTCACAACCCCACCCTTTCCCGTAACGCTGCCGCACCATGCTGCAGCACGAACTCATTCACATCCATCCCGTCAGGCATCGGCGCGATCACCGCCACATCAATCTGCTTCGCAATCCGGTTCCCCAACTCACGCCCAGCATTGTCACCATCCGTCAACACGAACACCCGCCGGTAGTCACGGAAAGCCCTCTGATACCAGTCCTTCCAATTGTTCGCACCGCTCACACCGACCGCTGTCACACCACACTGGGTAGCGATCATCGTGTCGAACTCGCCCTCACAGATAGCGATCACATCCGTGTCCACCTGGAAGGCAGGAACGTTGTAGAGATGGCTCGAGGCACCCGGTCTAGTGAGATACTTGGCACCGTCGTCCGAGTCCAGCGCACGGAAACGAATGTCGATGACACCCGAAGGTGTGATGAACGGGATCGCGAGCCTGCCCCGATACTGTTCATGACCGATCTGCGGGTCGCTGACGTAGCCTAATTGGAACGTATTTGCGGTTTCTTCCGTTACCCCGCGACCCATCAGATACGGAACGGCTGGCCCCAGTTGAGCGTGATACAACTCTGCCGCCTGCTGCAGTGATCTCTTCAGCTCGACGCTTACTGTCACGGAACCCTGTCCCTTCATAATGCCTGACTACGTCGATGCTGTCGCCGGCTTTGCCGTCCTTCGGGAAGCCGCACGCCATACACAGGACGTAGCCGGTGTCGGCGCTGATCCTGCAGGACTGGTGGGAGTCGTCGTGTGCCCCGCATTTGACGGTCACCCAGCCGGTGCGTTCGCCTGGTAGGTGCCAGCCGTAATGCTCGAGGACCGCGTGGATGTCGTACTGGTCGCTCACAGGTGGTGCCGCTCTTCGACAATGTCATCGATCAACTCGAAGTACTCGTCATACAGAACCTCACCCTGAGGGTAACCCTTCACTGTTGCCGCACACCGCGACAAGTGGGCGAGGACAGCGTCACGTTCCGACTGCATCCCCTGATACCTGGCGAACCCGTAAGGGTCCAGCTTCTGATTCGGCTTCACCCTCACGACAGTCCCTCCCAGCGGAGAAGATTCATCAACGTGTCCAACGTCAACGTGACCCGAGCCTCAGCGATCGGCTTCATGCGGGTCTTCTGCGCCACCACCCCATACGTGACACAGTCATACTTCGACTCATAGTTGACGGCTTCCACGTCAGCCTGACGCAGGAACTCCGCCATGTTCGGGGTCTTCACATCCTTCGCCTCGATCACGATCACATGCCCCGACTTCAACTCGATAGCGACATCACCGATGTCCTTGCTGCCAGCGCGTGGGAGCCTGCGTGCCTTACCGCCGACAGCGTTGCAGTACTCCTCGAGGTCACGCTCGAAACGACTGCCCTTCGCCTTGTTGGCTGCGCTCACCACTTCCTCCAATCCTCGACGATGGTTACGGCAATGACGACGGCCAGCGCAGCCACTGCCGCATACGCAGCGACAGCGACAGCGAACAGGGCAGACTCAAACGGTGCCGGATTCATTGTCCCTCCTTACTGTCAAGCCACGTTAGGATCTGCGAACCGATGTGCCGCGTGTACGCGGGAGGGAACCCTTCCTTCAGACTCTTCCAGGGGATCTCACGGTCCACGCCCATCACTTCCCATCCCTGCTCGAGGGTGCGAACCGTGCGCCCACCCTGCGGCACCTGGTCGTTCATGACGTGGTATACGCCCCACGGACGGCCTTGTGCCTTGTGGTCACACACCGATCCGACCAGAGGGATGTTCGACTTGAACATCCGATGCCGGCGCACACCCAGGCCGTAGGAACTGCCGCACTCCACGACAGCATCCTCCATGCCCGGTGCGCCTGGCACGTTCTCCACCACCCACGGAATGCTCGAGGCCGCTAGCGCCGCCAGCACGGGAGTGAGAAGGTCCGGGTACTTCGACTCGCCACCCTGCGCTGTACGCAGATGCTTAGCTCGAGTGTGGGCCTGGCAAGGGGGACTGGCATGTATGAAGTCGAACGTGCTGATCCACGGAGCCAGCCCCGGCTCGAGGAGGTAGCGCAGCGCGTCAGCCTGGATGAACTCATACGGGTAGTCCGGTTGCGGGTTGATGTCCACGCCGACGATCTCGTCAAAGCCGGCAGCGTGGTAGCCGTCGGCACCGACGCCGGCACCGCAGAACAGTTCCAGCATCCTCATGCGGAGTCCCTCAAAGTCATGGTGGCGGGGTCATACGCGAGCCACGCAGCAGTGCCACCGGATTTGTCGGAGAACCCTGAACGGTTCTTGACGGGGGCGATCGGCATGAACCCTTGGTATGCCTGACCGATCGTGAGTACGAGTGCCGGTTTCTGGCTGATCTTCCCGTGGACGGAACTACGCGGTGGGCACGGATTACCGGAGACACCTTCGGACGTGTGATGCAGGGCGACGAAGCAGGCGTTCGACGTTCTCGCCCACCGCTTCAACTCCCGCATCAGCGACCGCAGGCTCGAGTACTCGTCACCGTTCTCATGCGCGATATCGGAGATATTGTCCAAGATGACGAGGGTCGGAGGCTCCCCAAGAAGCTCCTCATACACCTGGAACTCCTCCTCCACGTCCCACAGTGACTCCGCATCGAAGTCCCATTTGATGTGGGACGAATGCTCTTTGATCAGGGCGGCACCGCCGTCACGGTCAGCGGCCAGCTCGATCTCCACCTGGCGGGTCGTCATCCCGGTGAGCATGGCGAGTGTGCGGACTTCCTGTGTTTCTTCACCGGAGTCGATGGAGAAGTACAGGGTGGGTACACGCATCTGCATGCATGCGCCGAGTGCGAGCGTGGATTTGCCGGTGCCTGGTTCGCCGGCTATGAGGACGACTTCGCCGCGCCGGAAGGAGATGTCTAGTTTGTCGAATGCCTTGTATGGGTGGGGGAGTGGTACGCCCCCTTTGTCGGGGTTGCGTACTGCCCTGTGCAGTGAACGCATCCTGTTCCCTTTGGGTTGTAGCTGAATACGTTTCACCGTCTAGGGGGCATCGGCATCGTCGCTTGCCCGGGGGCTAGCCGCCTGTTCCGCCGCCAGCCAATACGCTGGTCACCAAGGTCCCTAGCCGGTGAAACGTATTCAGTTGTGGGGTGGTTGGTGCCGGGAGTCGAACCCGGTGGTGACCGGACTGGGATCACCGCAGTGGTGCGCCGTAATGCAGCTCATTCCGTGGAGGCTGGCCTAACCTCGAGGTCCAGGCAGGCTCAACTGGTGGTAATACCACGCGAACTCTTTACTGCGCCTTAGTCGCTGCCATGCACACGGTGCCGACCGTGCGTCACCAACCATGAGGTGCGGGGCTGCACGTTAAACAGTCCCGCACCAGCTCATGCTGGGAAGTTCGCCCAACCAGCAGGATCGTCCTTCTGAGACACGAAGATCGGATCACACTTGTCGGTAGCGTCCTTACCCGTGGGGCAGAACCACGCCTTCCACAACCCGTTCGCGCCAGACTTCGACACGGCCTTACGTTCACCATGCCGGCACTGTGGTACTGCAGCCTGAGCGAACGAGGGCGGCGCACCTGTCGGAGCAGCCGGTGCAGTGGGGGCGTTGCCCCAACCGTTCGCGGCAGGCGGAGGCGAAGGAGGGAGCTGCTGCGTTGCCGGTGCGAGAACCCCAGCAGCGGCAACTGTCCCCACGGTGCGGAAGTCCTCACCCGTAGCCACCCAGATCGCCATGCGCCGATGGACATGGGCGGTGAGGGCTTCCTCCTCCTCAGGTGAGTTCGCGTACACGTTCACCAGCGGGATGGGGGAGTTCGGCCCCCAGTTGATCTGGATCTTCGCTTCAGATGCCATTGTCACTTCCTCCTGCTATGTTGATATCACTGTCGAAGTCTGGCTGATACGTGCCATCCGCATGCACGTAGCAGTGGTCTTTCATGCCGCACCAGCCGCACGACATCATCCCCACATGCGGCACGAAGATCTCCGCATTGAGTGACTTGTTCACGTCACGGAACCAGCGGCTGACCATGTTCGGTGGCAGGCGGGTCAAGTCGTGGATGGTGTCCAGTGTGCCCTCACGGGCCATCCAGTAGGCACCGAACTTCGCCGTCAGGCCGAACGTGTGCTGCAGTGCCAGGTTGTAGACGGCGAGCTGGATGGGTCCGGGCGTGTTCTTCCCTGTCTTCAAGTCAACGATGAGCAGTTCACCGGAGTCGAAGTCTTGGAAGACACGGTCGATGTAGCCCTTCACCATCGTGCCGTCCTCGAGGCGCATGTTCACTTCGAGTTCGATGGCGGGTGTCCCGTTGGGGGTGTACCAGATGCCGATGTTGGGGTTGAGGGAACGCCAGCGGTAGTAGGCGGTCACCATGCCTGGTCCGTTCGCCAGCCACCAGTTGGCGTCTTCCCCGTTGGGGAGGGCTTTCGTTTTGCGGCCACCGGCTCGCCAGTTGGCGGCGGGTTTCGCGGCGAGGGCGTCGTTGAAGGAGCGGTTGAACTCTGCGAGTCCAGCCTCGTAGGCCGCGGTGGTCACTGCTTCTCCGCGTTGTGCGCGTCAGTGAGAGAGTTCACCTGAGTGACGATGCCGAGGAGAAGCCTGCTATGCCGCTCGAGGATCTCCTGGTGGATCCTCATCACGCGAATGATCTCCTTCTTCGACGGCTTGCTCACTTGCCCTCCTTGATCAGCATCTGGTCGATCGCGTCGGCAGCCGAATGGACTGCGGTTCCGCCAGCGAAGTAGAACGCCGGCTCCTCCTCGATCTTGAGGATCTTCTCCAGGTAGTACCGCCAGCCGCAGTCAAGGTACGTCGTGAACTGGGAGTACGACAGGTGCGGTGGCCGCTCATTCATGGCTGAATTGTGTCATGCCACGATGACGGTGGAGTTGCGACACGCCGATCATCCGAAGTCCAGCAGGATGAAGTGAACACCGTCGATTCTTGGCTACAAGCCAAGAATCTGCATACTATAAGGCATGACCGTTGGGGCAAGACATGCCACGACATGTCCCTTCAGACGGGACGTTTCCGAAAGTTGCGGCGTGTCGTCTTGCGCGAATCCGCGTCGGCCCCTAACTATTAGTACTACCTACCTACCTACCTACCTACCTACCTAGTTAGACAGTAAGAGAGCCGCCCTTTGAGGGGCGGCTCTTCTGTTTAGTACTAGTAGTTCTATACTATTAGGGTTTTCCTATACTATTAGGGCTGAGATTCGACGTGGACATTGACTTGACACCGAACTGCCATGCCATTAATGTCATTCCTGTGACCAGCCACAAAGGCTAAGTCCACTTGACACTAGGATGGGCATCATGGAGAAGATCCGCCTGTCGGACGCCATCGACAAGTACTGCGACCACCTCAAGGCCAAGGACCGTGGCTTCCGCACCATCAAGAACCACCGTCAGCCACTCAACCGTGCGCTCGAGCAGTGGGGCAACATCTACGTCCAGTCCATCACCCCGAAGCACATCGACCAGCTCTTCGAGGGATCCGGCTGGGGACCATCCACGAGGAACCTGTACCTGTCCACGCTGCGTGGCGGCTTCTTCACCTGGTGCCGGCGCAACCAGTACCTCCCGCGTGACTACGACCCCACCGAGGGTTGGCGCAACGCGAAGGTGCCGAACACGCCGAAGCTGTGGATCGAAGTGGAGGAGTTCAGCGACCTCCTCGAGTCCTGCACCAACCCGCGTGACCGTGCCGTCTGCGCCCTTGGCCTGTTCACGTTCGCCCGTGGCTCCGAGATCTCCTACCTGAAGGTGGGTGACCTGGACTTCGACCGCAACGAGGTGAACCTGTACCGGGTGAAGACGAAGGAGTGGGACGTGCTGCCAATGTCTCAAGAATTGGGACACGAGATGCTGCGCTGGCTGCACGCCTACCAGCAGGACACGGGTACGGCCCTGCAGTCGGACTGGTTCCTGATCCCTGCACGGTCGAAGGTGCCGATGGCGTTCGACCGGACGGTGAACAAGTTGCAGCCGACCGGCCAGCCTCAGCGGCTGCGTCCCCTGTACCCGCTGCGTAAGCCGTATGAGGTGGTGCAGCGTCCGCTGGCTGCGATCGGGCATGCCGACAAGGGTGCCGGCGCACACACCCTGAGAAGGTCCGGCGCCCGTGCATGGTTCGAGGTGCTGCGGGATGGCGGCTACGATTCCGCCCTCCGCAAGGTGCAGGCCATGCTGGGACACAAGTCAGTCACGATGACGGAACGCTACCTTGGTCTGGACCTGGAGAAGCGGCAGCGGAATGAGCTGCTTGGTGGCAAGACAATGTTCCCTGCCATGTCAGCTTCTGCTACGATTCGACGCCTGGAGGTGAGTTGAGATGGCAATGGTTGCCCGAGCATTGTGTGATGTGTGCGGTACAGAGCGGGACGTGCAGACGGTGACAGTCGTGTACGGGAGGCGAACCCCGTGGGAGGCTGACGTGTGTGCCGCTCACTTCAAGGAACTGTTCGGTGTGCTGGAGCGGAAGGGTCGCCGTGCGACCCGCTCGAACGTTCGACCGCAGATTCGGATGGCGAAACTGCCCGAGAACGCCTTCAGCCTGTAGACACGAAGAAAGACCCCCGCCTGTGTGTTAGGCGGGGGTCTTCGTCCGTGATAGTGGCTATACTTCTGTCATGCCAACGTGCCCTGAGTGCCAGGTAAACTACCCCGCGAACGGTGGAGGTCACTGCCGAGGGGGCGCTTACGGGGGATGCTGTCTCACCTTCTCTTCGGATAGGGCTTTCGATGCTCACCGTGAGGGTCCGTGGACCGCTAGAAGGTGCCTAGACGTTGCATCGTTCGACGGCTGGCGGGTTAACAGGGGCGGATGGACTAATAGTGCCCCGATGGATTCTAGCCCGTCAGATGGCTGGACACCGAGCAGTGACTAATGCCTGACACCGTTCGCGTCAATGCCCAGCGACTTCGCCAGAGCATTCACCTTCGCACGGGACGCACCGGGCTTGATCTCCCAATGCATGTAGTCCTTCAGCGTGTTCCAGTCGCCACCCCACTGCACCACGGAACCGTAGCGCCGCTTGATCGCAGCAACCGCGAGGCGAGCCTTAGCGGTGGCGAAGAAGCGCTTACCCCACGCGGAGTTCAAAGCGCCCTCCTCAGACCAGTTCAGATCGACGGCACTGCCGGATGCATGGTTCGACCAGGCCTTAGCCTGACGGGCCTGACGAGGGTTGTAGCCGCCCTCATCCCACGGACCCACATCGATCGGACGCACCGTCCGGTGATAGTCCGCGGCGACAGCGACAAGGATCCTTCCCGCATCCGCATCCAGAGTCACCCGACGCTTCGTCCCCGGAATGTCAAACGTCTTCAGCTTGAACGGAGGCACTTGCCAGCCGTTCAGAGAGAACGCCATCAGTCCTCCACCACCAGCGAGGGAGAATCGGCTGGGCCGAACGGAGCGCTAGCCAGAGAAGTGAGAACGCTGGCGACCGCTGCAGCCCCCGCGACACCACCAACCGTCGCCCAGTCAACATCCGCCACCCCCGTCGAACCCACCACAAAGAACGCCGCACCCGCCTGAGCAGCAGTCTTCACCGCACGCTCCGCCGCCTGCTTCCAAAACCCGACCGTCCACATCACTGACCATTCCCTTCAATCTTGCTTTCCAAGTGGTACGCGATATGCCGCGTGAAATCAGAACGAATCTGCTCCTGGTTCCACAGAAGCGTCTTCAACATGGCCGACTGATCCGCCATCGAATTGCCGCCATTCTTGTAACCCGGCTGCAAAGGCCGAGTGACCTCGATAATGAACTCCCGCAACTCCTGCTGACGTTGCGCGTGAACCGCCTCACGCCTCCGCCACGCCTTATGCCAGAACCTCCACAAGGCAGTGCCCAAAGCGATTAGGCCAAGGATCAGGACAATCCACCCGTTCCACGGGTCCGGGTCAATCGGCATCTAGACCAGCCTCATCAGAACCGTCAAGACGCCGCCAGCGCCCTTCTGGTTACGGGAAGGAGGCGTCGTCCGGTAGAACGACACCTGTTCAATGAACGCCTCAGCCGTCTCACCCGTCGTGTAGTCATGCCACTGCACCGTTGACGAGTCGTTCTCCAACGTCTTCAACTGCTGATACCGCTGCCATGCACGGTTCTCATCACCCGACCACACGTTCCGCGAATCAGCCTCACGGTCGAAACACATCAACGGAACCTGTATCAGCTCCGCCCGAGTCGGCGCAGGAACAGCCTTCAACTGGTAGCCGATGAACGCAGGCGTATCCGTAGTTGAACCGCGAGTCAGCTTGAACGCCACATAGATCGCGGACAGCGGGCCAGGAGCGGCAGCATTCAGCGACCCCGAATCGTCACCGCCACCCGAGGTGACAGACACGATCGGTGACCAGTTCGACGGCGACGAATTATCGCCCGATGAGGCATACGCCTGCACTGTCCCCAACAGGTCAGGATCCGACTGGATCCGCAGCGTCCTCCACGCCTTCGACTCCACCGTCCCCAACCGGATACGGCCCAGCTCCATCCAGCCCTCATCCACATACGTGGACGCCTGCTTGTACACGCCCACCCCGCTCGAGGTGAAGAACAATGTGCTGCCAGCAGACGTGACCTGATGCGCGGCACCACCGACACCGGACGGCACCACCAGGTCGGAGGCGGCAGCGAACCGCAGAGGGTTGCTGCCAAGGTTCGTACCCAAGTCGATGCGCCACAGGCCGGCACGGTTCGCCCGGTCGCCGGCCTCACCGTAGGAACCCATTGTCACGTACACGAACGACCCCACAGCGACAGCATCCGAGCAGCCGTCAGCGGACTCCACAATCAGTGGGCCGATACTCAACGAGCCGTCCGTGTTCATGAGTGCGACACGGACACCCTTGCTGGTGCCGATCACCAGGTACGTTCCCACGTAGGCATACATCGACTTCACCGTCTCACCGCGGGGAAGCTCCGCCACCACAGTCGGCTGATCCAACGTCACCGTCGTCGTTGTCGTCCCCACTGTGATGCGGTAGATGATCGACGTGTCGCCGGAATAGCCGGAAGCGTAGATGGCAGTCGGACCCTCAGCGAAATCCGTCCACGTCCACCCCGACGACGGATGCGTGTACAGGGCGGTAGGCAGCACCGGACCCGCGCCGATCAGCTCGTACAAGGACACGCCGACAGCGGCGAACAGGCGGGACTTCACCCACCGGACCAGAGTCGTGGAACCCGTATTCCAGACGAGGGCACCGGCAGCGGACGGCAGGACACCCTTGTAGATGCCCGTCGCGTTCGCGGCATAGTAGTTCGTGCCATCCGACGTGAGGCTCGTCACCGTCGAAGCGCCACCCCACGTCACCGAGGTGGGGGAACCGGCAGTCGTCACATACTTCACGACAGTGCCATCAGCGTGAAGGTAGCCGGTGTCGACACCGATCAGGTGCTGCGTCGAACCGGCAGAAGACAGCGACAAGGACGTGTCATTCAGCAGGGTCACCTGTCCGGCAGTCCACGGGTTCACGCCACCGCCACGCTTATACCGGAACCGTGCCTCGTCGGCGCTGATCTCCAACGGTTCCGCACTCGTCAAACCGGACCCGTAATGCCATGACGCCTGCGACCTCAGCCAGTACCCTGAGTCCAGTGACTGCTCACCTGGTTCACGTTCCGTGTCGACGCGGTCCTTGCGGAATGTCGCCGTCTCCCGCTTGTGCGGATGCTCCCGCGAGTAGGCGAACAGGAACGGCAGGGAACCGATCGTGCAGTCCCACTTGATGGAGTCGGTTGTGGACCCGGCGGATGTGGCCGGTGAACTGTAGGCAGTGCCCAGTCCTTCGACTACATCGTCGGTGATGTCGAAGATCGGCATCGGCTACGCCGCCTCGTAGGTTCCGAACAGCCGGATGACGCTACCCGTTGTCCAGGTGAATGGGACCGTGGTGCTGATCGGGTTCTGTGCGCCGTTCGTGCCGCCCGATGTCCCCACTTGGCATGTGGTGGTGGTGTCTTGGATGGTGAACGCCTCGAAGTAGTTCACTCCGTTGACGAACAGCCCACGGAAGGTTCCAGCGAAAGATGATACGGCGGTGACGGGGAGGCTGAGTTGTGGTGTGCTGATCGCGGCGGCGCTGGTGGTCCCGAACGTGAACGATGCACGGAAGTGAATGGTCTTGCCGATCCGGCAGTACGCGCCAGCGGAGGTTCCGTTACCGGGGGTGAAACTCGTCAAGGTAGGTGTATACGAAGTCCATGCACCCATCGACGTGCCCGTGCCCGTGAACAGGCCGGCAGAGTCAATGTTCAATCGCTGCGTGCCACCAGTCGCGATAGCGATCTGGTCAGCTCCAGGGGAGTAGACGCCCGTGTTCGTGTCACCGGAGAACGTCAGACTGGGGGATCCTACCGCCCCGAGGGGATGCGTCACGACACCCGTGAATGTTCCCGTCGTACCGCTGACCGCTCCCGAGAACGTCCCAGTCGTGCCCGAAACAGCATCCGAGAAAGCACCCGTAGTGCCGGACACTCCAGCGGAGAAGCCGCCAGTCGTGCCGGATACGGCACCCGATGACACTACTGATGTTGCCGTCACGGAACCCGTCACCGTCACGTTGCCGCCCACCGTGCCGCCACTGTTCAAGAACGCATTCGGTTCATCGAAGTCAGCCGAGTACACGCTGTGCCGCACGACGGCACCCGACGCATGCGACACCGCAGACGTGCCACCCACGGCACGGGTGCATGTCAGGTTCAAACCGCCGCGTGCAGTGACCAGCATGATCTCCTCGTTCACCGTGTCCGGGTCGACAACGATGATGTACGGGGTCGAAGCCGGCCAGCCCGTGACGGCAGTGACCGGGACAGTCGTCGCCACGTTCGTGATACCGGAAGACAGTGTGGTTGCCTGGGCGGTGGACGAGTATTGCCTGCGAGCCATGAGGCGCTCTCCTAGCGGGTGAGATATGCGATAGTGGATACGGCGCGCTCAACGCTGTCGTTCAGCAGCCCGAGCATCGTGTTGCACTTCTTACAGAGAGCGCCGCGAATGCATGCGCCGCAAGAGAACTGGCCGGGGCAGCACGCATGGTCGTGATCCACGACCAGAGTGGACCAGTCTCCCGTCGTGCCGCGGTCATCTGGTGTAGTGCGATCTGGCCGGGTACAAGGACTGCTGCTTCACGGCCTCTTCCTCGAGGCGCAGTCGGTACATCTGGTACAAGTGCTTGCCCAGTTGCATCGCCCCGCCGGCAGGCCGCATGTTTGAGGAGAAGTCGGCTTCTGCGGACAGTCCCGACAGGTGGGGGGCGTCGATGAACGACATCATGCGGAACGCGGCACCCAGTCGGACGACATCCTCGCAGGACGCTGGCAAGCCAGTAACCGTCGTGAACACGTCCGACTCGCTGGACATCACCGTCGGCTGCTTCAAGTAGACGACCTGGACGGTGCGACCGGGAACGATTGCGTCGTACAGGCTGATGGTGGAACCGGACGGGAAGTCGGTGACGTTCGCTGTACCGTCGCTCGAGTAGCGCCGTACCGGCACCCATTCGCGGGACGGACCCGTTGTCTCCCAGGTGACGGCGAGGATCCCCTCCGTGCCCGTGGGCATCTCGTATGTGGAGACGGCTGGGTTGAACGTGAACGTCGTCGTACCCACCGCGGTCACGGATGGGAAGATGGATTGGACGGCTTCGTTCAAAGCCTTCTGCGCCAGACCCCTAGGGATCGCTGGCGAGGACACCACCCGTGTCCCCGACGCATGCGTGGCTGCGGTAGTGGAACGGTAGCCGCGGCCATACGGCGGCACCGTGCATGTCAGGCCGGTGGAGTCGACGGAGTCAACCCAGATCAGCTCACTGCCGACCTCCACCACGCCGCGACTGATCGACGTAGTGTCAGCGACCGCCAGCGACAGGACAGTGTCATTGATGCCGGCAGTCAGATACGTCGCCTGATCCTGCATGCCGGTGAAACCCTGCATGTACATGATCGTGTCGTCAGTCATCTGCGCGAACGTCGTCATCTCAATCCTTCCAGTTGACGAACTTCGCAGCCGTCTTCGTCGTGATCATGTCCGCAGGAGGATCCGTGTCAGCGTTGTAGGCGCGACCGAGCATGTTCGTAGCAGCCTCCGCCTGACGCACCTTCGCCACCGATGTGCCACCAGGCTGGATACCCGCAGCACGGGCCTTCTCATACGCCGACAGGTCCTTCTTCGTCTCCTCGAACATCCACTGGTTCGGGGAGTTGATGATGTCCGCGACACGGACCCGCGCTGACCGGAGGCACTCCGCGTAGCTCGAGTGATCCTTCGTGACGCAACCGCTCCTGCAACTCATACACTCTCCAACATTGATCCGTAGCCGGCGTCGGTCAGGTCTTGCACTTGCTGGTCAGTGAGGATCTGCTCATGCCCACCGAGGACGTACCAGTCCGCTGTCGACAGGGCAGTGTCAAGTGGGCTTTGCGTGATCGTGACGGTGCCGTCCTTGAAGATGACGGTCAACCCGACGTCGACTCCGAAGCGGCCCATCAGCACGTTCGAGGTGAGGAACTCCTCCACCGTCGTCGGCGTGATCCGGTACTGCGCTGAGGCGACGACGCCGGTAGCGGTGACCGTGACGACGTTGACGAGTGTCGATGCTGCACCCGTGGAGTCGACGCTGCCTGCCGCCGTGATGGTGACGGTTTCCGTGCTGCTCGAGGCTGCCCCGCTGGACGCTACGAAACCGGCTGCAGTGATCGTGACCGTGGGGGAGAGGGAAGCGTCCCCGTTGACAGCACGGACACCCGACGCCGTGATCGTGACCGTCTGCGACCTGGTTGCGTCACCGAAGCGTGCCACCAGACCGGCTGCTGTGATTGTCACAGTCTCAGTGGTGGACGTGGCGTTGCCGTTGAAGACACCGCCGCCAGTGAACACGGTGCCGTCAGCGGTGATCGTGACAGTCTCAGTCAGTGTCGCATCACCGAACTTGGCGACGGCACCGGCTGCTGTGATCGTCACGGTTTCCGTTACGGAAGCCCCGCCGACCTTCCCGGTGGCACCTGACGCGGTGACCGTGACAGTCTCACTGGTGGTGCTGTTGCCGAACCGTGCGACCGTACCGGCGGCAGTGATCGTGACCGTTGCGGAACGGGAAGCGTCACCGAACCGTGCAACGACACCGCTGGCCGTGATCGTGACCGTGCCAGTGACGCTGGAAGAGTTGCCGGTGAAAGAGCCACTGGCAGTGACAGGGACCGAGCTGATCGGCTCCGTGGATAGGGGAGCGAAGCCAAGCAACTAGATCACCAACTCACGATGAATGCGAAACCGTCACCCCCGCGACCGCCCTTGCCACCCGTGATGCCGCCGCCTCCACCCCCACCACCGGAACCGAGTCCACCGTCACCACCCGCACCGGCTGTGCCGGCTCCACCCGTTGCGCCGCCAGCGCCACCGTAGGAAGTCCACGGCGTCGGGACGGTGATACCGCCGCTACCGTTCCCACCTGGGGAGGTTCCCCCAGCAATAGTCAGCCACGGGGCGACAACGGCGTTCTGTGGACCTCCCGCAAACTCCGTGTTCGCGGCAGGAGTAGTCGAACCGCCGCTTCCACCGTTGAGAAGGTGCGTGGTGTTCAGCGTGTTGGTGCTGCCACTGCCGCCAGTGTTGATACCGCCGATAGCGCCGATCTTCCCGCCGATGAACTGCGTGATACCCATGTTCGACAGGATCGCGGTGCCAGCGACGGGGATGGTGCCGCCAGCGCCAGCGCCAGCGTTACCCGACGTTGATCCGGCGAGGCCAGGACCAGCGGGACCGGCTGCCGTAGATGACGCGAGCCATAGAGCGGCGGCGTTGGTGGAGGTTGATGTGGAGATGTAGGTGATGCCCCCGGCGCTGCCGTTGCCGCCGACTGCGCCAGCGGCACCGCCAGCGCCGACTTGGACGTAGAGCGTGTCACCGAGGAACAGTGTGGGGATGAGGCAGACGGCGATCGAACTGCTACCGCCGCCGCCGCCACCGCCACGAATCGTGGCCGTGGCCCCGGTCTTACCGCCGCCGCCACCACCGCCTCCTCCGACGACCATCATGTAGGCCATGGTGCAGCCGCGTGGCTTCACCCATGTCTGCCACGCCCTACCGGCGTTGAACATCTGAACGTCTGCCTTGGTGTCCGGGGGGGCACCGAAGAAGTCGGGACGCATCAGTAATTCCCACCGAACACGATCGCAGTCCACTGCGTGTTAGCCGCTGCTGCGGCGTGCATCGACATGTGGATGAAGTATCCGGTCGGAATGTAGAAGCCGCACGGAACCTCAATGGAACTGGTCGCAGTAGCCGTCTGGTCCGCAGTCTGCGCGGAGAGGGCAACCTCCGCGAACATAAACGTGTCCGCTGCGGTAGTGGATCCGGAGGTCACGGTGGAAATATAGAAACGGGCAACCGTCGCCGTGGTCGCCGTCGCCGCCGTCGAAGCGGCTGGACTCAGCCGGATGCGGTTAATGAAGGAGCCATCGGAGCCAGAGGTGAACAGTTTCACCATGCTCGTTCCCACAGTGCCCGAGCCTGTAGATGACGTGTTGGCCGTAGACGATGCGGTCCAGATGCCAGCACCGACAACCGGAATCTCCGTGAAAATGGGTGCAGTATTCGCTGCCATGAAAAGCTCCTAGTTGAGTGCGTACCCGTTGGCGATGGCCCAAACCATGCCGCGTCCCTGCACGATGACGGCGGGGATGGTGCAGAAAACATCCTTCGTGCCGGCAGAGAACGACACCGCCGCACCCGAATTGCTCGAGGCGATAACGCGGAAACGAGCCAGCGTCGTAGACGCCGTCAACGTGCCGTAGCCGACCTCCCACTCCGCACCACCAGCAATGCAGTAGTAGAAGTTGTCATTCACTGCACCCGCAGTGGCGAACGCCTGGAAGCCGGTCGGTGCGGTTCCCGACAGCGTGATGCTGCCGGTGCCCGTCGTCGTCGTCGTGTCCTTCACGCGATCCGCAATGACCAGTCCCATTACGCCGCCAGAGGAGTGATAGCCACCGTCAGCGTGTTCAACGTGAACGTGTTCGTAGACGCCCACGGCTGCGACGCAGTCAGAGCAGCGCTGTACAGGAAGTTGCCGGCAGAAACGTCATCCCACACCGAGATGTGAGTGATCGTCTCCGACGTGCCACCATTCGTCCACGGCCCAGCCGTACCCGAGATCACGATCGACCCACCCGACGCGGCAGCCTGAGCCACCGTCTTACGGGTCGTGTCACCCACGGCAGCAGCAGTAGCACCAGACGCGCCAGGGTCAGCGGTGTGCAGCTTCACGAACGTGCCAGCGACCACCGTGCGAGTCGAACCCGACGCACGAATGCAGTTCAACCAGGCGTTCGCCGTGTTGACCGTGGAAACTCCGACAGCCATCTACTTCTCCTCTGTGGTGTTGTCATCGGCCAATCCGACCGTGCCGGAAGCCTCAATGGTGATGATGTACTGGTCAGGCATTACGGCTCCAAAATTGGGGTGTAGCCGGCGGCGATCAGAAGCGCCGCCTCAGCGTCAGAAATGTCGTACTTGTGTCCGCCCTGATACACGAAGTCGGCATCCGAAAACGTGCCCAAGTCGGGGGTAGTCACCGACTCGTAGGCGGTCCCACGCTTCACCACGCTGTAACCGAACGTCGTCGTGAAACGGGACAGGAGAGGGCCAGCGTTCACGTTCTTCAACGTGTACGTCGGGGGAGTGAACGAGTAGGCCACAGTCCTTCTTCCATCGAGCATGGCAGAGGGCAGCCACCATGACAGTGACTGCCCCCTGCGGTCGTGCTAGGACGCGATCGAGGAACCAGACTCGATGCGGTACAGCGCTGCCTCGCGGTAGCGCTTCCAGCCGAGCAGGCCGTACCAGCCGACAGGCCGGTAGCGCATCAGCTTGTCAACGACAGGCCCAATCACGATACCCGGCTCCACGGCGACCGCCTCAGCGAGAGCCTGCTGGCCCACGACGATGGTGCGGTACACGCGGGCCGAGGACAGCCCGTCAAGGGCGCTGTACGCACGCGGGGTTTCCACGACGTAAGCACCACCAACAACACCGGCAACGGCGTTGATGATGTTCCCGACATTCGCGTCGGTGTACTTGCGGGTGTCCTCGAAGGACAGAGCGCCAGTCTCCGAACGGAGGTCATGGGAAGCCTCAGGATGGGCGTAAGCGGCGTACAGCATGTCGGTCTTGGGGACCGCATTGCCGGCACGCAGCTTAGCGACAGACTTACGGATGTTCAGACCGGTCAGGGTCATCGCAGCCGAAACCTGGTTCGTAGCGGAGGCCGCGCCACCGTACAGGACGTTCGAGCCGCCACGCAGTTCCGTGACAACCAGGCTGTCAATCGAGTCAGCCATGTTGAACGCGACGATGTTCGCGACTGCCGGATCGACATCGCTGAACGCGAACTCACCCAGCTTGCGGGTGTTGAGGACGACGTTGCCGTACTCGTTCAGCGTCACGGTCACGGTGGACACGTCGCTGAGAGCGACCGAGTCGGGGTCCGTGGTTTCCGTGAGCGTTCCGGTTGCGGCAGCGAGATCGTTGTACAGCGAGAAGACGACCGAGGAACCGGGCATCGCCTGCTGGACGGGACGCTTGTCCGCAATGTTGCGGAACAGCGGCTGCGACCGGAGCTGGAACTCGAGGTAGCGGTCATACGCCGCCTTGACGAGGCCGGCTACGGTGGAAGTGCTGGTATATGCGTTAGCCATTGTGTGCGTTCACCTCCTCAGGTGAATAGAAAGGGTTAGGTTTTTGCCGGTCAGATGACCTGTGGCCCGTTCACGTTTCCGAACAGGAGCTGGTTGAGGGCACCCGGATCGGTTGTCGAATTGATGAGAGCCAGCATTTGGGCTTCATCGCCACTGAAAGGCTGCCCACCCGCTTGGGTGTTCTGGATGCGCTGTAGCGCGTCGAACTGCGGGTTGGGTGCGGTGTCTTCTGCCGGCGGGGCAGTACCGTCAGGCGTGGGCGCGGATGCGCCGAACACGTCGGCGTAGTCGTTGAGCCACGCCTCCACCTCTTCCGGGGTGGTCAGGTTCTGGGGGACGATCGAAGCGACCTTCGGATTCAGTCCCTTGTCCCTGATGGTGTCCGCGAGCGTGCGAGTGCGAAGACCACCCTCTGCCTTCTCAAGGCGCTCAGTGAGTTCCTTGATCTGCCGATCCTTGGCCTTGTTGGCTTTACGGAGCTGCTGCACAGGGTTTGCGTTACCAGCGTCCTGGTAGTCGTCGTCGTACTCGTCGTCGTAATCGGACATTGTTGATCTCCCTAACTATTCGGTGATAGATGAACGCCACCCACGCATGACCCTTGGGGGAGGGGTGCGGCTGTGACTACCGGGCTTTACACACACGGGGCCGGTGGATCCGTGTGGAGTTTGTGGTCTGGCTAGAAGCCAGAGTTGCGGGACAGGGTGCCCTTCACCGTTGCGCTCGAGCCGCCGAAGCGTGCCCGTTCACGGGACTGCAGGGTGCCGACCTTCTTCTGCGCGGCAGCGTCCAACCCGAGGCTGGCCTGCACGGCAGTGTCATCCGACAGGGTCGACCCTTCGATCTGGGCGAGGCGGGTCGTCGCGTTACGCATCGTCTCCGCGCCCACCAGGTCGGAAGCCAACTGGCCCTGATTGATGTCAGTGCTGCCGGCAATGTTCGCGATCTGATCCGCGACACCCAAGCCGATCTTCAACTGGTGTACTGCGGCCAGACCGCCAGCGATAGCAGCATTCGCCTGACGGTTGATGATCTCCGAGGTACGCATCGGATCCAGCGAATAGGCGACACCCTGTGTCGCGTCGACACCGTAGTAGGTTGCGAAGGCGTCCTTCACTTCCTGCGGCGTGTTCGCCCAGACGCGCTGCGAATCCGCGACACGGTCCTTCACCTCGTTCACCGACAGGGAGTACTTCCCGACGATGTCACCGATCGCCTTCTGCTCATCCGTGGAACCGGGGGCACCGAGGAACGAGGTCAGCCCTGCGTCGCGGAACACCTGACGGTACGAGGATTCGAGCTGCAGATACTGTGCCTCGTTCTGCACGTCCGTGATGCCCTTGGTCTGCAGATTCAGCAGGCCAGCGAAACGGGTCTTGTACTCCGTCGTGTCCTTCAACTTGAGGGCGATCACGTCACTGTTGGTGCCCCACTGCTGGATGAGGGCATCGACCTGTGTGCCGAGGGAGTCCAGGCCGAAGGTGCGGAGCGTGTTGGTGAGGAACGCGGACGCAGCCTCACGGGCCTGCTGCAGGGCGGCAGCCTCACGGGCAGCGGAAGCGTCAGCCTGCGCCTTCAAGTAGGCGATCAGGCCGGCATTCGGGTCAACGGCGGCAGCCTGCTGCTGCTGCGCGGGGGCAGGGCCAGCCGCAGGGGCGGCAGGCTGGGGCGTGCCGAAAGAGTTGAAGTCGATCGGAGGATCGGAAGGAGAAAAGATCGGCCCCGTGTAGACGCCGAAGCTGCCCATATCAATTGACATTATGCAAACCCAAACGTCTTGAGGATGTTCTGAGCCACACCCGCATACGTCGCATATGCGTTATCCGTCTTCTGCCAGCGCGGATCCGAGCGCACCATCTTCTGCGCCTCATACAACGGCACCACCGCCGGTTTACCATCAGCACCGACACCCTGCATGATGCGCTGCATCAACGGGTCATCCAGCCCGATACTCGAGTCCTCGAGGAGGCTCTGCGTGTCCTGAATGTACGGTGCCGCCAGGTCCGCGATATCGAACCCAGAGTTGATCTTGTCCGCCCACGCAGGGAACGCACCCGCCATGTACGTGCGGCGGATATCCGACTGGATCTCCTCCAAAGTCGTATCACCCATCACCACCGATTTCGTGTACTTCGACACCAGGTCGTTCGTCAACCGGACACCGTTCTGCGACGCCCACTTCATCAACGTGTCCTGTGTCTGACCGGCAAGACCCTCAAAGTCGACACCACCCTGATCGGTGGGGGCAGCGGACACGTAGTCCGCGAGGGCGCGACGCTGCTGCTGCTCATTCCAGCCGAAGCGGCGTGCATTCTTCGCCATGTCCTGCAACTGCTGATCCGTGACCTTCGCACCCAACTGGGTAGCGGCAGCGCGGAGAGTCTCCACGCTGGAGGACAGCGCCTGCGCGTAGTCAAGCGGATGCTCCAGTTCTTCCCGGCGGTCAGCGATCCACGTATCCGTATGCTGCTGCCAGTACGGCTGGGACTTCAGCTCGAGGGCGAACTCCTGCTCCGTGATCTGCCCATTGGAGCGGGTGTATCGGGCCGCGAAGTCGTTGAACCACTTCATCAGGGCGGGATCGGAGTTGATGATCGCCCACGACATGGCGAACTTGCGTGCCACCTCTTGCGGGTCAACATGCATCCCGCCTGTCTTCTTCTCAGGCTGCCGGCCAGCAGGAGCAGTAGGACCACCGTTACTGAACTCAGCCACTCTGCAGCCTTTCGTTCAAAGCGTTGTCGAACCAGCCCATGAGAGTTGTCGCCTTCTGGTAGTCGCCGTACTGCGGTGCCTTCTGCAGAATGTTCTGGATCACGTCCTGCCGGTCAGCGTTCGACACACCGGGCTGCGTGGACGTGACGGACTGTCCGACACCGGCTTGTGAGGTGGTGACCCGAGGGTTCGCGGCTTCCTTCTCCCGCACCTTCTGCAGGATCCGGCCCCACTGCTTCTCCGTGACGCCCTTGCCGAGCATCTCCATGCTGATCGTGTTCGCGAGATCCTTCAGATCCCCTTCACCGAGGGGGTCGTAGGAGACGCTTGTCTGTGCCATGCCACTAACACCACCACCGCCTCCACTGCCACCGGAGGAGCGGCCACCGCTACCGCCCGAGGAACGTGAACCGCCACCGGAAGTGGGGGTGGCAGTCGGTGCAGCCGTAGCGCCGAAGCCTGCATCCTGCGCGATCCGTGTGATCGCATCCGTCACCGAGATGTTGTTCTTCTTCGCCAGATCAACCGACTGCTGCCACAGGCTGTTCACCGTCCTGCCGTGACCCATGTGCTTCGCCAACTTGACGAGGAAACTCTCCGTGCCCTCCATCATCGGCTGCCGGAAATCGGTGTTACCCGGCGCAAACTGCGTTTCAAGGATGTTCGCTGGCGCGTACTGGGTACGTGGGCTAGACCACGGATTCGTCGGCGTAGGTGTGTACACCGCCACGCGAGGAGACTCGTTACCTCCAGTGCCAGTCGACTGGACCTGGGGCTGCTGAGTCGTCTGGGGTGCGGCCACCCCCAACGCTCCAGCAAGACTGGACGCATCAGCAGGCTTCGGATCACCAGGTTTAGGTGCCATTACTGAACCGTCACTCTCTCAAGATTGTCACTATCAAGCCAGCGGTCATAGAAGTCAGCGAACTTCGTATTCGATCCACGAAGTTTCGCCACGTAGGCACCCCACAGTTCCGCGATCTGCTGGTTGCTCTTCGCATCGATCGACTTCGACCCGCCGGCAGCGTCGTTCTGCTCCAGCGCCTGCACGATCAGCTCCCGCTTCGCGAGATAATCCTCAGCCAGAACCCACAGATCCTTGTCCGGTGAAGACCCCACGAACGACTTCTCCCGCGTGATCGTCGTCACCGCCTGCAATGTGTTACGGATATTGGCGCTGTTCTTCGTCAGCTCACGGGCCGTGTACCACTCAGGGTTACCGGACTCCTGACTGGATAGCCACGCATCCCACGCAGCCTTACCCGACTCAGCGCCCTTATCCTGCAGCGACTTGAAACCATTGTCCGCGAGCCAGTTGTCCACGAGAGCCTTCTTGCCACGGTACTCATCCCAACCCTTCGAGATGGCTGCGGCCTTATCGAACGCCTCAATGTCCTGCTGGCCGTGGATCGTCATCGTCACACCGGGGCGGATCGGGGTTCCCGACATCCACCCGTACACGGTCGGATTGAACTCGCCCCGAGAAACAGGGTTCGTCACCAACTGGCCGAACTTCGGGTCGATCTTCGTGACCTGATTCCACAGCCCCGTGTTCGACTTGTACGCCTTGTACGCGCCCATGTCAGCGGACATGCCAGTCGGGTTCGATGACAGCGACTGCTTCAGAACGAAGTACTCAGGGTACTTCGCGTCGAACTGCCGCTCACCCTCCTCGAACCCGTACTGGGTCGTGAGACGGTGGTACTCGTTGATGTACTGCTGGTACGGGGACCGCCACCGCATGGCGAACGGCTGCGTCATCGCCGTGACGAGCCGCAACTTCCGGTACTCTCGAGCCTTCTCAATGGCTTGCTCAGCAGTCGGCTTCGCCGTACCCTCCGCGTTGGCCTGGTTCAGCATGTCCCGGTAGATGCCCAAAGCGGACATCATGAACTCCTTGTTACCCTCACCGCCAGTGAGGATCTGGACCTGTTTCAACGACGCCGACAGGGTATTCGCGGTTGGATCATCCGAGGCCGTACCGAACGGGACGACGAAACGGTAGGCCTGGTCAGCGCCATGCTCACCGAGGAACTCCGACAGGACGCTCTTGACCGTGTCCTCGCGGACAGGATCCGCAGCGATCCACATCGATATGGGCGTGGAGATCAGGAACGACACGCCAGGAAGGTACGGGGAATCGCCGGGGAGGACGAAGTTCATCGACCCCTTCGGGAAATCCGGAACCTGACCACCGGGCGTGTACTTCGACAGTGCCTTAGCGATCGGCTCAGGAAGGACAACAAACGCTTCCTTCGAGAACGGTGACCCAGCCGGTAGCTCATTGCCGTCCTTGTCCACTACAAGACCGGCCTTGTTCGGGGCGTTCCAGATCATGGAAGCCCTCGCGATCACAGAAGGATCCTCGTACCCGAGGCGCAGCCACGTCTTGATCGTGTTCTCGTAGGCGGGGAAGAACGGCATCACCCAACGCAGGAACATCGCCGGATTGCTGTACCGCTCAACCAGACAGTCAATTACCTTAAGCTGCAACGGATGGACCGGGTTTTCGTCTTCCTCTTCGCGGCTG